TGATATTGAGCATCACATGTGGGCGCGTTCTACTCTACGAATTAACGTTCTAGCAACTCTTGCTGCAATTCTAGATACACCTCCACCGACAGCGCAGGGAAATGTGAATACTCCAATTGTTACCGAAGCCCATTGGGATTATTTCGAACGCTTCGTTATGAATGATATCAATAACTTCAGAACTAAACAAGAGGCTGGAGATCTAGGAACTGGAGATAGTGTACAGGTTAAGAAACTTGAAAAGATTATTGATGACTATCTTCATAAAGCTCCTCCAGCAAGTTACGGAGTTAAAACAGAATTACAGACTTCTGGAAAAATCACGTATTCTTATATGCGACAACGAATGTTAGGTGTACCTGCATTTAGAAGCGATGGAAATTTTGATGAAAAGAAATTTAGAAATACAATCCAAACCCTTATTCAAATGGGAAGACTTAAGGAAATCAAAGATCCCAATGAAAAGGGAATGATATCTGGAAACCTATACTGGTTAAGGGGAACATGAAAATCATCGTCTGCGGCAGCCATATCTACAGTCAACCAAACTTTATTCGTCAGTGGCTTGATTGGTATCATAGAAAAGATAGAATCAAGACCCTGATAGAAGGCGGTGCATTGCATGTCGATGCTATCGCTGGAGCATGGGCTGTTGAACATGCTATTGAACATCTTAAAATAGATGCAAAATGGCATCTCTTTGGTCCTCATGCTGGGCCTATACGAAATGCCGAAATGCTGCTACTTGAGCCACATGTTGTGATTGCATTTCCGGGCGGGAACGGGACTGCGAATATGGTGAAACAAGCCCGCGAAGCGGGTGTACCTGTTATCGAAGTGAAGTATCCAAAAATGAAATCAATGCCTTGACACTTGCATCTGGCCAGCTACTATGCTATAAAGTGGAATCAACAACCTAACAACGGAGTACTTCCTATGGTCTTAATACCCGAACGCCAAGTTACTGTAGACCACCTCAAAGAGTGGTACACTCTGAAGAAAGATATGGATGAGATGAAGAACAAGGAGATTGTTCTTCGTCAGTTCATCTTTGCTGGACTGTTCCCAAATCCAGAAGAGGGTACCAACAGCCTCCCGGTGGAGGATGGAACCGGTGCTGTTGTGAAGGGTGTGCATACTATCAATCGTGCTGTGCAGGTCGAGTTGCTTGAAGAGTTGAAGAAAGTGCAAGCGATGCCTGACAGCAACCAGCCCAAGTTGGATCTGGAGAAGTTGGTTAGATGGAAGCCTGAGGTTTCAATCAAAGAGTACCGTCAGCTTACCGACGAGCAGCGCCTCTTGTTTGACCAAGTACTTGTGATCAAGCCGGGCATGCCTGGGCTCGATATTGTCATTCCAAAAAGGAGTACTTGATGCCACTTCAGTTCTCTACCGCTTCCGAGGAATCTTTCTCCAATGGAATCAAAGTGCTTGTCTACGGGGGTGCGGGAGTTGGGAAAACAGTTCTTACTGCCACACTCCCAACTCCGGTTCTGATCTCTGCGGAGTCCGGTTTGCTATCTCTTCGCGAATCTAACCTGAGACGTCTATTTGGTAATGATCAATCTATCTGTTACAATATGCCGATCATTACCATTAAGACGGCAGACGACTTACGAGACGCACATCTCTGGTGTCTACAAAGTGCAGAAGCTCGTAACTTCCAGAGCGTTGGATTAGACAGCATAACCGAGATTGGTGAAGTTGTTCTCAACAATGCCAAGCGACAAGTGAAAGATCCAAGACAGGCCTACGGGGAACTGATCGAAAAAATGGAAACCTTAATCAGAGCCTTCCGGGATCTCCAAGGTAAGAACGTACTCGTCTCCGCAAAGATGGAGCCGATGAAGGATGAATTATCTGGCATCGTTAAGTACGGTCCGTCAATGCCGGGCGCTAAACTTGGACCGAAGCTACCTTACTTCTTCGACGAAGTCTTTCGTCTTGGGGTTGGGAAAGATCCAACGACTCAGCAGGAGTTTCGTTTCCTGCAAACGCAACCGGATCTCCAATACGAAGCTAAAGATAGGAGCGGTGCTCTATCTCCTATTGAGCCTCCACATCTAGGGTATGTTTTCAATAAGATCCTTGGCTCATGAATATTGGAGATACATACGGTCGCATAATAGTGATCAGCGAAGCTGATCCTGTTTCGAATGGAATAGGTAAGACACAAAAAGCTGTTCGAGTCCGTTGTATCGATTGCAGCAAAGAGAAAATTGTAGCAGCAAGCGATCTTCGAACTGGAAGAGTAAAGAGTTGTACATGCAACTGGAGTAGAATACGAAAAGGAGTACCAACTTACTTCAAACACGGTGACATCAATAGTGGAACTTACTCAAGTTGGGCTGCGATGAAAAGTCGTTGTCTGAATCCAAACGACTCAAGATACAAAGACTACGGCGGTCGAGGAATTAAAATATGCGACCGTTGGATGGACTACCGGAACTTCTTAGCTGACATGGGTTCACGCCCCGAAGGCTTAACTCTAGAAAGAGAAGAGGTTAACGGAAACTATGAATTGTCCAACTGTCGTTGGGCAACTCAGAAAGAGCAACGCGCAAATCAGCGCAAGACATAGGAGGCTGTCATAGTACAGCTCAATTTTGACGCACGCCAGTTTGTTCCGCTCGACAATGACGTCGTCCCGGAAGGCTGGTACAATTTCGTCATCGACGAATCTAACGCCATGCCGACGAAAGACGGCAACCCCAACCACCTGCGCCTTGTTCTGCGTTTCTCCATCATCGATGGACCGCACCAGGGACGCAAAGTGTTCACTGGTCTGAACATGCGGCATACCAATATCCAGACGATGGAGATTGCAAACCGCGAACTGAGTGCAATCTGCGCTGCCCTCAATATGCCTTTCGTGCAGGACACGCAGCAACTCCACAACATTCCGCTGAAGGGGCGCATCAAGACCATAAAAGACCCCAACGGTGTCTACGACGACAAGTCGGAGATCAAAAGCTACAAGCCCATCAACTATGTCGTTCCGGGCGTTCTTGCTCAGCCCGGTGCTGCACCACAGGGAGCACCTCAGCAGGCACCCACCGGTTGGGCACCTCAACAGGCACCACAGCAAGCGCCTCAACAGCAGCCGTGGACTCCTCAGCAACAGGTTGCTCCACAGCAGCCGGTCTATCAGCAACCTCCGCAGCAGGCTGCTCCTCCGAACGGTGGTTGGCAGCAACCCCAGACGCAACAGCCTTGGGGACAGCCTCCGCAGCAGCAGGCTCCGCAGCAGGTCCAGCAGCCGCAGCAGGCACCTCAGCAGCAACAGCCGGCACAGTACGCCGAACCCCCAAAGCAGCCCGTACAACAGCCTGCGCCGGTTGGGTTCGCTGCACCCACTCCGGCTCAGCAGGCTCCTCAGACTGTCCAACAGCCTCAGGATCCTGCTGTTACTGCTGCTCAACAGGCTCAGCCGCCTTGGGCCAGGCCGCCTGCGTAATTGAACGTAACCATCTCAAGGGGTCCTGTGTTCGCAGGGCCCCTTGTTCTTCAATGGAGATAGATAATGAGTTGGGAGATGACAAAAGAACAATGGGCCAAACTCCCACTCTTATTGCGACAACGTTGGTGGAGAGAGACTGATTATGGTCTACTTGCACCGAATGAAGAATTAAAGCAAGCGATCCGCGATGCCTTAAATAAGGACAAATCTTAATGGTTGACATTGCTCGAGACCTATGTCTTGCTATCGACAAGGCTATTGCGATTGATCAAGGAGCCTCCTACAGGGGTTGGCTTGGTCGGGTACTCCCAAACATGTCAGATGCATACAGGGACGCTGAAGAATCCCATCGAAGTCACATGGGCGCATCTCAACTCGGTCATGATTGTGGTCGTGCTGTATGGTATAGTTTTCGATGGGCAACCAAAGCAGCGTTTCAAGGTCGCATGCTTCGTCTGTTCAATCGTGGTCATATTGAGGAAGCTCGTTTCATTGCAATGCTCCTTATGATTGGAATGCCTGTCTATCAGCAGGATGCAGAAGGAAAGCAGTTTCGTATTGGTTTCGGTGACGGTCATGGTGGTGGAAGCGGCGACGGGGTGACATACTATAACAATAATCCTGTTCTTATCGAAGCAAAGACACATAACGAAAGATCCTTTATCGAACTAGCGGGAAAACTGGAAGAGTGGAGGGCATATCTAGCTCATGAAGGTCACTTTAAGGGAAAAGGTGTCCGCGATGCTAAACCAGAACACTTTGTTCAAGCGCAGATTTACATGCGCAAGATGGGCCTAGCCTCTTGTCTCTATATGGCGGTCAATAAAAATACTGACGACCTTTATATCGAAGTCATTACTCTTAATCCTGAGCATGCTGACCAGTATATTGAGAGAGGCGAGAAGCTGATACAAGCTACGACACCCCCAACTAAGCTCAGTACCTCGCCTGGGTTCTGGAAATGTACTTGGTGCGAACATAAGCCTGTCTGCCATATGAAACGAGCACCGGATAGGAACTGCCGCACCTGCAAATATGTTCAGCTCGAATCGGCAGGGCGATGGGCTTGCACCCACCCCACGAACCATGCTATACTAACGCAGGAGAAGCAGTTAGTTGGATGCCAGTTCTACAAGGTAGCGAGTCACTTTCTATGAAACCGTTTATCGATAGACAATACCAAACCGAAGCTGTCAACAGCATATGGGCTTACTTTGAAACCCATAAGACTGGAAATCCAATTCTTGCAATGCCTACCGGCAGTGGCAAAACAATTGTCAATGCTCGTTTCCTCGAAGGTATCTTTAAGACCTTTCCATTTCAAAAAGTCATGCTGTTGACTCACGTTAAAGAATTGATTCAACAAAACTATGAAAAGCTAATCGCACTGTGGCCAGATGCCCCCGTTGGTATCTATAGCGATGGACTCGGACAAAAGAATTCTAGACAGTCTATCACATTAGGAGGTATTGCTTCCGTTTGGAGAAAGCCTGAGATCTTCGGACATGTAGATTTAATCATCATTGACGAAGTTCATCTCGTTAGCCCACGCGGCAATACAATGTATCAAAGCTTTATTGATGCATTGACAAAAATCAATCCAAATCTACGTGTCATAGGTCTTACTGCTACTCCTTGGCGCATGGGACATGGAAAGCTAACTGATCCTTATCTAGACAAGGCTGGAAAATTACATCCAAGTGTCTTCACAGATTTCTGCTTCGACATAACAAACTACCACAGCTTCAATAGGTTGATCGCTGAGGGCTATCTTGTCCCGCTGATCCCTAAGAAGACAAAGACCGAGCTTAACGTAGATGGAGTCCACCTACGCGGCGGGGAGTTCATTGAAAAAGATCTACAAATCGCAGTCGACAAACATGAGATCACCGTTGCTGCAATTAAAGAAGCTCTCGAGCTTGGCAAAGATCGTAAAAAATGGTTAGTGTTTGGTGCGGGCATTGAACACGCAGAACACATCAACACAATCTTAAATGAGATGGGTGTCCCATCAGACTGTGTTCATAGTAAAGTTGATAAAAAAGATCGCGATAAGATGATCAAGGATTTCCGCGCCGGTAGACTTCGTGCGCTAGTCAACAACAACATTTTGACAACGGGATACGACGATCCCACAGTTGACATGATTATTGTTCTACGACCTACTATGTCTACAGTATTGTGGGTTCAGATGTTGGGACGCGGTACACGGCCCGTCTATCCTCCGGGATTTAATAGTGAGACACTAGAACAGCGTATGGCTGCAATTAAAGCCAGCGGCAAACTTGACTGTCTAGTTCTAGACTATGCAGGTAACACGCGCCGCCTAGGGCCAATCAATGACCCTGTAATTCCCACGCCACCCAAGTCAAAGGGAACGGGCGATGCGCCAGTTAAACTCTGTGATGTCTGTCAGACATACGTTCACGCTAGTGTTCGTATCTGCCCACATTGTGGCAACGAATTTAAGTTCCAACTCAATATCGTCCAGTCAGCAAGTTCTATCAGTCCACTGAAAGGAGAGCTTCCTATAACGAAAGTATTCAAAGTAGATCACATTAGTGCAGCACGACATGAGAAGCACGGCGGGGGTTCCGTATCGATGCGCGTCTCATACTACTGTGGTCTGAAAATGTATACCGAGTTTGTAACCTTAGAGAATAGTAACGCCTTCGCCCAACGTCGTGCGAAGTCTTGGTGGAAAGTAAGAATGAAATCAAAATGGAATGATACATT